AAGCCCGTTCATTTCCGTCCAGGTGTCGAACAGGTCATAAATACTGAAAAACTCACAGTTCAGCGTCTGAGAGAGGTCGTACATTACGTCACGGAAATCAACGAGCGGTGTTACCGCGGTGCCGTTGGTTCTCGGGGGAGCCATGAGGATGAAACCCACGTCAGGCAGCACGGCGCGACAGGCGGCCATATAGGTTTGCAGCGCAGTGCGAAATGTCTGGGTTCCGGTTGAAATGCGGTAGTCGTTGTTACCAATGACGATAGCGATCACGTCAGGCTGAATGGTACTGAGGTATTCCGAGATTTTGTCGGAGAACAGCAGAAACTGGTCCGCCAGAATCCCCGCATTACCGGCCTTGCTCATCACGCATCCTGCAACGCCGCTGCGCCACAGATAAAATCCGTGAATGGCGACACGCCCCGTGTTGCCATCGGTTTTGACATAGATGGTTCTGACCTCGTCAGCCATGCCTGTCAGCAACACCGATTTTGTCGCGCCCGTATTACCGCAGACAACCTCAGTCCACTGTGTGACCCCGCCGACGTCGTAGCCGTACTGGAAGGTGCCATTCAGGTCCTGATAATAAATACGGCAATCAGTACAGCGGACATTAGTCACGTTGAAATAGGCCGTGTTCGTGGTGGTGTTGATGGACTGGCCGTCAATGCCGCAACCATAAAGCGGGGCACCGCTCGTTGGCGAGGCATCATATAAATCCCAGCCGGCTGAGCGAAAGATATTTGAACCATCGCGCGATGCGCCATAGTTCACAGTTCGCCAGCCTAAACCAGCGTCACCATATTCAGCGCTGAGTACGCCTGCAATAGCTGTCGCAAGTTCATTATTCTGGGTCCAACTGTCACCTGTGAGAAGGAAATTAGGCTGCGTAGCCATCCCGGCTTTGAGTTGGGCTTTTTTCGCTTTCCAGCGCCACAGCGTGCGACTGTCAGTATGCAAAGGCATGTTGTAATAGGCGGTATACATGCGGCGCTGGTATGCGCTGGCAAGTGACGCGCTGATGTTTGGGCCGACCCCGCAAGCATCAAACTCTCCATCCTGAAACCAGAACAGTACGTTATCAGCGCCATCAGTCATGCCCGGAACGAATCCCGCCGATACAAGCGGGACCGCTTTATTAAGGGCGGGTGAAATAATGGAATTAATATAGTTCCATATTTTTGTTTTAAAACTTTCGGAAATAATAGATACATCGAATCCACTATCCCACCAAACCGGAACGTTATTATTGGCATCAATAAACAGAGGAAAGAAAGCGTTTGATACATCATCCATCTGAGAATTAAGCGCATCACCCAGCCGAGAATGAACATCGTCATAAATCATCTGATAGAGAGCTAATGAAATTCTGGATACCGCAAACCCATCATCCCACCAGACGGGTACGTTATCTGCGCCATCAGTAAAGAACGGGAAATAATTATCACTGACGTCACCGCTCACAATAAATTTACTGATGAAGTCGAAGACTGCGTTTATAGCCTCCTGTGAGGGCATCTTTCTGCCGGTCGCCTCCAGCGTGCCGCTGTTGTTGATGTACTCGTCTGCCAGCGAACTCCCGTCTGCACTACGTACATAGGTGGTACTGCCATCCGGGATATTAGCAATGTCCGCCTGTGCCGCCGCCAGCGTCATGTACTGCCGGCTGAGAGGGATCAGGTTCTGCCTGGTTTTTTCAACAACCGACTCACCAGCCTGGCTCATGATTTCTGACAGCCCTTTTAAGGTGGGAACCTGATTTCCAAGCCGGTCAACAAAGGTACCTTCTTCACTGAGCATGAAGTCATCATATGCAAGAGCATTATCATTAAGATCCTTCATACTGTTAGAAGGGCGTGAATTTCCGGTATTGTACCGATTAGACATATGGCCTCTCACTCGATATTAATATATAATACTGGCATAATTATCTACAAAACCAGTTTTAATGTTCGCAGGGAAATATAATAAAGATGAAGATTTCAGTAATTATTCCAGCATTCAATGCTGAACTTTATATAGAAGAATGTATTCAATCAGTTCTTGATAATGAGTATCCTGATGTGGAAATCATAATCATAAACGATGGTTCCACAGACCGAACAGGAGATATAATAAACTCCTTCAAAGAACCTTTTATTTATAAAATCCATACTGATAATAAAGGTCAATCAGCAGCCAGAAATACAGGTATCGATAAAGCAACTGGTGATTACATTCTTTTTTTAGATAGTGACGACAAACTAAACAAGGAAGCATTGATTAAATTAAATAAAGTTATCTCAGAGAAGAATATAGATATGGTCTTATTTGAATCTGATGTTTTCTTTGATGATACCTCATTGACAAACAGGTTCAACCCTACCTATGAAAGAGCGCAATCATTATCATATAAAATACTCACCGGCGTTGATTTCTTTAAGACTGCAATGCACGAAAACAACTATATCGTAAGCCCTTGCCTATATATATTCAAAAAAAACCTTACCATAGATACAAGGTTTAAGGAAGGCATTATTCATGAAGACAATATATTTACAACAATGCTACTATTGAATAACAACCCTTCCGTTTACTGCATTAAAGAAAAGTTATATCAAAGACGAGTCCGGCATGGTTCGGTAATGACTCAGAAAAAAGGTGATAAACACCTCAATGGATATTACGCATGTGTTTTTGAGTTAACAAACACCCCCCCTAAAAATCACTCACTAGTTCTTACAGAGTATAAGAAATTCATAACACACATGCTTGACTGTTTTAAATACACAAATCTAGATATCGCCGCTCAGAATAGAGAAGAAATGGAGCAAATGCAAAACCAATATGAAAAGACAATAAATCAATTGAATAGTGAAATTTCAGCCTTAAAACATTCAACTTCATGGAGGATAACTGCTCCGATAAGGAAAATAAAAGATATAGTCAAAAAATAATTTATCAAAGAGTATGTTCACGTATACTCCTTGATTATGACTAGACCGTCAGATGCTGCCCCGCCTGTCTGGCTTCTGGATGTTGCACACGCTCCTGTACCTCCGCATCCATAGCCAGTAGGTTCATACAATGACACATTAGTATCATTGTTTAATAATCCTTGAGGCGAACCATTTGAGAGATAGCTTGCACCGCCATCGCCACCAGCAGCACTTGAAGAAGAAAAAATAGTACCTAACCCTCCCTGTTTCCCATCAACTTTAAAATAAAAGTTCCCTGTATATATATTTGCAATTCTTCTTCTACCACCTAATGTCGAAGGAGTATAATGCGGCCCCTTCATTGTAGTTCCTGTAGCTCCTCCAGAGACTGATAATAGAACGTTACCATTCACTGAGATTGATGTTGCTTCACCATCAGATGGTGAATTTATTGATGCAGTTCCAGCCTTACCTACGGTCACTAACGCTGAGCTAAATACAGGGTCTATTAGTGCGGTACCATAAGCACCACCTTCCCCACCAGCAGCAGCCCCGCCAGGGACCTGATCTCCACTCGCCGTTCCAGTGTCAACACTACCCCCAGCACCTCCCCCACCGACCATTTCAATTATGATTTTTTTGGTTCCTGTTGACGGTGTATATGTTTGCGTGCTTGTAATAACTTTAATGCCAAGCAAACGACCTGGCGAAGTCAGTTTTTTTATTGCCTCAAGCAACTGATGGTTATTAGAAGGATCTAAAACAAGACCGGAACCTTCGACAGTATTAACTAACTCCCGTTGAAATGTATTCAACATTTCAGCATTAATTATTGTAGGTGGTATACCATTAGCGACATTACCATTTGTATATTCACCATTCGCATCTGCGGTATCTGTAGTATTCCCAACTTTTTGCATAATTTCACCTGTTAGCTTAATGATAATAGTATTAATTTATATAACCAGAGGCCGTATCAAATATGGCTGCAAATTCAGGGGTGACCTCGTAAACCCCTTCGTCATTAAATCCAAAATAGATATAGCCAAATTTAACCAGCGTGTAGGAAGGGGCGAGAGCATTTATTCGGCATTCAAGCTGGCGATTACCCCATGATCGTAGCGGATCTCCGCAATAGCTTAGTCCCGCACGTGCATAGGAGATGGTGGTATCTTCAGCCTCCACCAGCCAGACAAATGGCCAGTCATCCCCATTCAGCCCATCACCGCATACCGATAAACCTGCGCGTGCCTGTCGGTATTCCTTAATGGAAATGGTATATCCCATTGCTGCAGCAATACTGATGAAATAGCTCTTGGACTGTCCTCCGGTACTGATAAGTTTAGAGACAATCGCAGATTGACGTTTTGCAATCGTATCCACTTCACCAATTGAACAGTCATCAGGCAGCCCGAGTGTTTTTTCCCACTCAGTGAGCATGATCGTTGCTGTTTTTGGAAAAGCACCACGAAGCAGCCCGAGCCCATCATTATCGCTACGCTGAAAACTGGCAGCGATAGCCCGCAGCACAGCAGCCTGAACTGCTTTGGGATCTCTGGTCCACGCTCTCCCGGTTGGAATAAGTGCCTGGAGTGCTCTCAGATAATCGTCTGTTGTGAAAAGGCTCATGTGTAGTTCACCTCACCACGAACAGCCAGCTCCCCAACTCCCGGCTCAATATTCGCCGATGGGGAGACCAGAATAAAACCAGCTGTCCCAGAGACATCCCCTATCGCACGGCTGAGGTCTGAAAGATAGATTTTTCCTGTTCCGAGAGGATCAGCAGATTCAAACAGAACGCTGTCAATAGCGTCAGCTATAGCAGCAGTTGTAGTGCTACTCGCATCAGAGATACCACTTATCTCAAAATCAATAACCCGCGCAGTAGGCGAACAGATGTAATTCAGGGAAGTCACAGGGGCAAGTGGGTACATATAATCGGCCACCCTTCCCTGATCGCCCGTGGCCTTTACTGCGCCCCATTCTTCCAGTTGTGATACGCCATCCGTGCCAACCGGGAACCCATGGTTTGTCTTGTCGTTGCCATCACACATGATGTAAATCACAACGGTACCGGGACCCATTCCTCTCCGGCGGACCCATGCACGTGTAACACCGGATACTGCCAGAGCCCATGTACGATAATCAGTATCGCTGCCACCCTGCGGAGGATTTTGAAACAACAGAAGACCGCGCTGGCGAAAATCCTCTTCATCTTCAATATCAGCGCCGCCGGTGGCTGGCTGAATGAGCGTGACCGTACTTTCAATGCCAGACACATTCGCATCAAGAGTCAGGATGGTACCGGCATCAGCATTTCCCAGGCTGCCACCTCCAGTGACATCCTCGGCGATATCAGGTAATACGGCGGTAACAGCAACGGTTGCTGTACCAGAGCTGCCGATCGTTACACCAGCATCAGTCGTGTACTGATACCCATCCCCGCGATTAATTACTGCACCCGCATCTAACGTCCTCCCTGATGTGCCTTTGATTTGCGCTTCAGGAGATCGAGCCGCGGTGGCTGCTTTACGGTAGGCCTGTTTAAGCGCCATCCATCCAGCAAGCCATTCATCTGTCGATGTAAAAGGGGTGCATTGTCGGGCAATATAATCCAGATACGCATAATGCAAATGCGCCATGCCAGCGTCCATATCCGCCAGCACCTTCAAATTTCCGAACCGCAGCAGTGCCCCGACCTTCTCCAGTTCCGCCTGCATGAACTGTTGATTTTCCGTTCTCAGCTCACTGAGCGTTTTTCTTTTAAATGGCATTGTTCAGTTGCTCCCATAACCAGAAGAATTTGAATTCTTGCCAGTCGCCGTCCGGGGGAAGATAACGGATGATAAGATTCAGCCTGTTTGGAAAAACGATTTCTGAGGTCGCCTGTATTTCCCTGGCGATTCCGTCACTTTTTATCCATGCCAGTGCTTCTTCAGCATACTGCTCTGCACGCATAGCTACGTCGCGGGTCAATTTTTCTCTCCGCAATAACCACAGACGTGAACCGATTGTTTTCTCGTTGCCCAAATCGCCCCACCATCCGCGGCGATCTGTCCCCTCATATGGGTCATCTGCGCGCGCAAGGCCATCGGTAAAAAGGCTGATCAGCACGGCGGTATGCATATCATTGTCAGAGGTGAGAATGCCGAAATTCTCCTGCCAGTCGGCCTGCATCTCATCAATATTCCAGAAGGATGAAATATCACTCATCAGATACCTTCTCTGTGGTTTTTTCGCTGGTGACTGTGCTTTCTCCTGACTGAACCCCTTTCACTTCATGGTCGTGAATGTTGTAGGCGTCACGCAGTTGTTTTACGGTTTTGGTGTTTGAATTGCAGTTGTCTACAATGTCGCCGGTGCACTTAAACATCGGCGTGTTGGCAAGGATGGAATCAGAGGCATTGATAGTGACGTTAGTGGCATTATTAACCTCTACGTTTTTACCCTTTGCATCAATGAAGACTCCATCTTCCGTCAGCAGGATATTCAGGCCCCACTGGTTATACATCACCGACTCACCTGACTTTAGTCCTGAATGCCGGTATCCCTGATGGTTGGTTGCAATGACCACTGGATTAGAGCGATCGCCACCCAGGAATGCGAGTACAACGTCAGTACCGGCAGGAAGACCAGAGGAAAAGCCAAACTCTGCCAGCCTGTGGGCGCTGGCAACTTCGAGAGGCGTCTGATACTGCACGGACTGTGTTCCGCCATCATCCTTCATCGCAGTAATTCGACCCACACCCAGCATGCTGGCGATACGGTTAGCAAAATGGCGAAACTTGCTCATTGGTTGAATCCTGCAAGTTGTTGGTAGAAAGCGTAAGGCTGAACAGCAAATGCTTCTGGAGGCATTAGCGTTAGCCTGGAATGGGTACCGTCGCTGTCGCGCATAAATGTTACGTCGGCAATCAGCAACTCGGTATTAGGCAGCTTTAGCGTGGGAATATTTACGGGTATCAGCGTATTTGGCTCCCATAGCTTCCCGGCTTTATCCCGCCAGCTATCTATCGTGACGCTTAGTTGCTTTGAGCGGCCATAGCGCCTGTTCATCTCCCAGTCAATCGCGCGCTGTGCCTGCTGAGACGCCATCAGGGTGCTTTCAACGATAACGATACGCTTCCGATAACGCATCTTTGCCGCTTCCGGATCGCGCGCGGTAGCCAGAGTTACTGAGTCATAAGCAGTATCAGGCGAAAACCCAGCTATTGGTGAAATACTCATCGAGATGCCAACATAGTCAGAAAACCTTTCCGACATATCAGCGCGGTAGTACGCCTGCTCTATATTTTCCCCTTCAGCGACACCACTGGCAGCGCGACGGGTTCCCACTCGCGTGAGAAACAGGTTACCGTCCGGAAGGTCATAATAAAGCAGCGCAGACCAGCGAGTTACCCGCTCAATTATTTCCTGCGGAGACTCCCCCCAGTTAATTGTGAACTGAGGTACATTAACCAGATCACTTACATTGCAGGAAACGCTGATGCCATACCATGAGGCCAGACGGGAAGCGATACTCAGCGCATCACTTTGGTTGATGACATTGTTGGGCCACTCTGCAGAGCAGTCCACCAGATCCTGACACTTGCTACGCCCGTTAGCCTGCACTTCATGTCTGGACCGTGTAATTGACGGCTCCCAGCTGTCAACATAGCCCGTCAGAACCAGATCATTACCGATTCGCACTTCGCAGGACTGCCCCTCCTGCACCAGCTGCTTATCATTAGTCCCTGGGTAATAGTCCATTAGCCCAAGACTAAAATCAGACGGGAATCGCTCTATGCTTCTGGTAACACGAACTGAATCCCATCCCTCTATTATTTTATTGCCTACCGTTAACCTAACCGTATCCAGATCGTCACTCATTGCCGTAATACCTTCATCGAAACAGGCATAAATGCCGGATGGGGAACACTGGACTCCTGAATCAGCTCATCTGCTCTGGAAGCATCCTGATACAGACGACTGGCGAGAGTAAGCGCGGGAAGAGGCTGGGATGAATTAAATTGCATTAACTCGCTCAAACCACCAGAAATGGCTGACATAGCCTCAAGAAATGAAGATCTGACCAGCAACAACTCACCGTATAAATCATCATCGGCTCTGTCACCAGCAACCAGAAGCGCGGTATCAAGCTGGTTAGCTACACGCCGGGTTATTTGCTCCGCTTCATCGCGGCTGGTAGGGTTGGAATCTGATGCTGCTGTAGCCATAGCAGCACTGCATAAGACGACAATCAGAGTATTAACGGTCTGTGCAATGTCGGCGCTTGAAGTCGAATTCTGATATTCGGTGCTGGTTGCATTTGCCAGTTTTTCCAGTGCCGTAATACGCTCGTTAACACCACCGGTGCAGTTGAGAATATAATTAATTAAGTAGGCTGTACGCTGGATAAAATCATCAATAGTTGTTGAGTTATTCAGCGTAGTAGCGGCGTCAGTAATTCCCTGCCTGTCCATAATGGCTTGCGCAGAAACCTGATCAGATAATAACTGAAAATCTTCCGTATCATCTGCAGATGTTCCACCCGTCAGCCCAGATAATGAGCCGCCTACAGTACCTTTGCTATATCGACCATATCGCTCATTACCAAATGTTGATTTCAGCACGCTACTGATATTTGTCACTTCATTAATGGTGCTGTTAACCATATTTGACCAAAAGCTTATCGTACTTTTTATTGTTTTGATTGCCTGGCTAACCCCACGCATTTCAGATTTAACACGTGCGATGGTACTAAGAACCGTAGTGCTTACCAGTTTCAGGTAGTTTGTTTTAACCGTTTTTGATGATGCACTACTGCCGGTTATAGAAAATACTTTAATGCCGGACTCAATGAGTGTCAGGGTGAACTCAAATACTCTCCCACTCTTCATATCTCCGGAAAGGCTTAGGCCATTTTCAGGTACAGAAACGGTCATTTCACCAAGCGTGGGATGAATTAGCGTTCCGCTGCCCTTGGTTTCACAAGCGGCGATCAAAGCTATCCGCTGGGATATGGCATCTCCACCACCGTATATGAGGCTATCCTGAACGAGGAATCCTTTGAGGACAAAACGACGGGTACCTCGCCCCATATCCTCTATCCAGGCGGTATCCCTGTAAGGGTATTCATGCACTGCCTGACGGCGTCCGTGACTCCCCTCTTCACTGATGATGGCAAAGGGGACGCCACGGAAGGAGCATGGCCGAAGCTGACTTTGCCAGTCATCAACCGTATCCCCTCCCATCAGGGATGTGATCGCATCCTGAATGATTGCCATCAATCCTCCGGAAATAAAAAACCGCCGTCACAGGCGGTTATATGTTAATAATTCATGGGAGTAGTAATTTTCCCATTATTTTCCACTTTATAGGTTTTCCTCTCTCCTTTATCGTTAATCATGGTTATTTCCAGTTTTAACGGTTGTTCAGCCAGGGCATCAGCAAAGGATCGAGTTATATTTTCGGCAATCACGTTAACATTTCCGTCTCCTTCGCCCGGAGACAGTATGGAAGGTGAGCGTCCTCCACCTCCTGCACCAGAAATGATATCCCGGCGCTGCTGCGTCAACCTTTCCGGGCTTCTCAGCCCAGACCAACGGTCATCCATAATGGCAGACTGAATAGCGTTGCTCAGTTGATCTTCCGTGTAGGGTTGTGAGCCCTGTTCGTGCTGAATCATTGAAGCCATTAATGCCTTGAGGACTTCTGGGTTATGAAGGTCAAGCCGTTGATCGGCTCCATACCCAGTTCTTGAGGTCACATCGTCAATATATGCACGCGTGTTATTTTCAGATCGCGGGGCATACGTATGAATAAATCCTCTTGGTGTATTATTTCCACGGTCACCATAAAGCATTAGCTGACGAGCCATTGCTGCGAGTCCGTCGTTATCACTGGCAAATGTAGAAAACCCCTGATTTCGCCCCGTTGAGTTTGAAGCCTCTCTCAGATTTCCAGGGTTATGGTTTCTAAATCCCAGAGTGTTTTTCCCATCTGGGTTATAAATGACAGGACCTCTTTCAGGTTGAGGTCTTGTAATAGCACTAACATCGTCAAGAAGTTGCTTAGAACGGTCCTGATTGTAAAAATATTGACTATATTTATTCCTTGCTTCATCGGTCATAACGCCAGCAGTCAACTGGTTTTTTTCATTCCCGTTGAGGCTCTTCTGAAATTCAGGGTCTGCCAGGGCCCTGCGCATCAGTTCTGAATCATCACCCTTATTCTGCCCTGCAAATCGACTTAAAGATATATTGTCAAAATTATTTGCCAACATATCTGTAAAGCCATTAACCATATCAGTAAGGCCGTTATTATCGAGCGAGGCATAAACCTTACGTTCAAGCTTTGATTTGAATCCATCCCATGAGGCGCTTGCTTCCTTAACTGCAACATCAAAGTTTTTTAATTGCTGGTTGAGCGCAGGATCTACTGTCAACCCCACCTTATCCGCTTTAGCCAGAAGACCAGCATATTTTGCGCCTTCACGCATGAGTGTCAGCATCTCAGGTGTTAAACCCATCGCATCGGCAAATGACTTTTGTTGATCAGGTCGAAGTTTTGGGAAAATCCTTGCTATGGACTCAAGCGTCCTTAGCGTGTTGACAGAACCATCATTATTTCTTTCAATTTGGGCGCCAATCTGCGCCATTGCAGCCATGACACCAGCATTTTTACCGCTATTTGCTTCGTTGAGAGACTTGAAGATTCCCTCGATAGAAGATGCAGCATTTTCACTGTCAGCCCCTACAAGCTGAAGAGCCCCGGAAAGTCGGGAAAAGTCCTGAACACTCATAGCAGTATTTTGCGCATGTGTGTTCAGGTCATAAGCGCCTCTGGCTGCTTGCCGGTAGCTTTCTGCGAGCTTACCTGTCGCATACGCAGCGCCACCGATAGTACCGATAACTCCACCAGCCAGCCCCAGCCCAGCCAACTTGCCTGCCAGTTCTCCCACTATTTTCATAGGGGGGATCATGTCGCCGATAAACTGAACGTTATCGCGTGCCGTCCGGGCCATAATATCCAGCCTGGAATTATATCCGTTCAGCCCATCAATCGTCTCCTGCCCACCTAACTGCAAGCCCTGTCGGGTCTTCTCCAGTTGGGGTTCAAGGTTGCGAACAGCCTCGTCAATCTGTGCTATTGCTTCGCTGACATGATCACCGGCCACCAGTTCAAAATCAAAAGAGTTACTCATCGCGTGAAGATTTCCTGATTTTGTTAATCCTTGAGGCCTGCGATACCCACCACTTCAGACGGGAGTGGGTCATGCCCCACGCCCTGTCCTCAGTCCAGCGGAAATAAAATGTCACTTCAGCAGCAAGTTCCTGCCATGCTGTCAGGGCTGCCAGGTCAAAAAACTGAGCAGATAAACCTCGCACTTGCGGAAGTCGATAAAATCCATCGGCTGCAACACGCTTTCGCGGGTGTCAGATACCAGAGAAATGAGTAAGCGCATTGCCGCAAGAGAGGTTGAAGAAGACTGCTTTTCGTAAAACTGCTCAGCCTGGCTCAGTGTCGGCGCTTTAAGCTCAAGTTGCTCATAGCGCGTTTTTTGCGCCACATCTTCAAGAGGCGTGGTAAGAACAATGATTTTCGTACGTTCTAATTCAGCCATCTTAGTTCTCCGTGACCTCAACCCCTTCCCAGCGAACATCGAACACTGCATCTTCGCTTTCAACTTCCTGGACGTTTACCGTCCAGAGCCCTCGACCAATGATTGTTTTGCCATTCGCCAGTTCCGCGATGACGTTGACATTGGTCTGTTTGTTAAAGCCCTGCACATTTGTGCCGCCACTATCGCGCAGACGGGCGGAAATGTACGGCGCAACAGGTTTTTCTTTATAACCGTGTACGCCATCCATCCCGGTCAGCGTGGTACGGTTTACCGTTGAGGGCTGGTATTTGAACGAGCCTTCAACCATGACCGACACACCGTTAACGGTGACATAGGCAGTACCGGCAATGCGGTTAGAAGTATCAGCCATGACTTATGCTCCTGTTGATTCAGCCTGCAGGCGGAACTGGTTAAGCAGCGCAAAAATACGCAGCTGATTGATCAGGGTTCCCGGCCACAACACATCGACGCGGTTCGGATTTGATGCGTTTTGTTCAACGATAATATTTTTCGCGAACGCTTCGGCATCCTGTGCATAGCCGTTAAATACCAGCGTCTGGTACTCAGCGATCTGATCGGCCTTGATGATATTAGGTGTGACAATCGGCTGCCCGGGTGCAAACCGGGTTCCATCTGCGGCCAGTTTCATTCGCCCGAATTTACTGGTCACGGCGGTGCGAAGATAACGCGTGACGAACATCAGGCTGAACAACGTTTCTACCTGAAGATAGCTATCGTCTTCGTCGCCGTAGCTGTTTTTCTGATAGGTGGTGATGACGTTTTCAACGTTGACAGTCCCATCGTCAGCGACGGTGTACGTTGAAATGCCGCTGTAGAGCAGGTTGTTACGCTCAGTGAGTTCGAAGCGGTCCTGCAGATCTGGCGCCAGCACGCCATAAACCGGCAGGCTCTGCAGCGGGCGGCCCGGATCATTACGCAGGCTCGGGGCAATGGCGCCGGTCAGCGCGGCAGACCAGATATAACGAGGCGTCGGAGAGCGATAGACGCCCAGCAGCGTTTCATGCTGGTTATTTCTGGCCTCGCCTTTCGTCCCCAGCTCAGCATAGGTTCCCGAGGTCGTGCTGAAGGCATGCCCATACAGTTGTTTATCCCACGCCCAGCGGCCGGAAGCGTCGTTCAGAAACGCCTTCATGGCATCAAGAGAGGCCGTATCGTCGTACGGGTTGATGATGAAATCGAACGTTTTATCCTGCAGATTGCCGAGTGCATCCACAAAATCCGGCGCGCCGGCGCCGCCTGCCATCGAGGTAATGGCCAGGGTGAGACCTGCAGGCGTCGATTCCCCGCCCTGCGTCCCCAGATAGTTGAGGCGAATATCAATCCCGTTCCCTAGTAGCCCCCTGTTTTTTGCCGTGAACTCCACCGTGTCAGTGGCATCCGATTTAACAGCTGCTGTAACCGGGAGGTCATTTTTTCGGGCGATAGCGGCGACCAGTGCCGTAGTGATTTGCGCCGGCGTATCGGTTGCCAGCACGGTGAGCTGCACGCGGGTCCCGGCGAGGTAGAGAGAGATTACGCCCGTCGCAGACGCCTGTGATGCAACCTTGATACTCCCCTTCGCGGCCACCATTGAACTGGAGTCGTCCGCCAGCGGCAGGATCCAGATTTCAGCGGCCGTGTCATTTTTCTGATAGGCGGTCATCATGCCATGCAGTTGTGACCCCTTACCGGTCAACTCTCCCACGCCATTCGGCGAGGAGACTTTGACGGGGATATTGGCCTGCGTCGAACCAGCGTCCAACATCTGGCCAATCAGCAAGGTTCGTTGCGTCGCCGTCGCCGTATTGGCCATAGAGTTGTCGAACTCGACGTAAAACAACGGCGTCCGGAGGTTACCGGGTACGCGTGAAAACGGAACGGTCATTTAAGCGTCCTCTTTTTTAGCGGTGCTCTTCACACCTTTTTCCAGCACCAGGCTGACATCGCCATCCTTCAACCGACGGCGCCAGAACGTATTATCAGGCACCTCTGCGCCATCTGCGGGCAAAGGTTCGCCCCTGACGGGGCAGCGAACGCTGAGCCCGTCTTTTGGTTTTACAAACATGGATCACTCCTGCAGGTTAATACTGACGCCCGGCCGCGGTGTGCCATCCGGCATTTTGACAGCGATATCGATCCCCTCCAGAGATGGCGGGTTGATGGGATAGAAATCTTCCGGCCCCTGATAATGTTCGATATCGATTTCGAACAGCAGCTGGCCCAGATGGGCTTCCCCCTCGCCGTCAACGTTAATCGTCGAACGGATTTCCGCGTACTTCTGGATTTTTCGGGTGAGCTCGTAGCTGTTGATGACCGCCCTTTCCACCTGCTCGCGCAGATCCTCCAGAGCCTCCTCGGCCCGCATGGCGCCGTCATCATCGGTTTCCCCGTCATATTCCTGGACGCGGCCAGTGATGCGAACGGTGGTCACCGTAGTAAACGCCGGCGTATTCCGCCCCTGCGCCTTTTTATGATCAAACGGCGTCTGGACCAGCAGCGCCGGATAGAGCGCTGCCGAAGTTGGCCAGTCCCGCGGCGAATAAACGCGGTCGCCGGCATTAGTGTGACCAACCAACGCCGTCACCACCATTTTGCGAATAGCTGATGCATTCATCGTGCTTTCACCACATTGAGAACAAGGCGGGATCCGCCATGACTGTCAGGCTCGACATTGGACACCACGAATAACTGATTAATGACGTGGCCGCCGACGGTTTTAATAAACACGCGGTCAGACTCCATCGGCTGAGATTTACCCAACTGGCGGAACTCGGCATCACGTACGCCGAGCATCGGACTTGACGTGTTAATCACTGAGTCACCATCGAGGTTTTCAGCAGCCTGGGCATACCCACGGTCAAAAATGCCGTTAATCGTGAAAGGAGGAGTGCCGTCTTTAGGGCGGTACTCGTGTTCATCGCCGAAGACGCCATGTAGCGGACTCAACAGGTGTAAATCCCAGTCCACTCCCATTGCGCTTACTCCGTAGTAATTTTCACGCCACGCGCAGCAGATAACGCACGCTGCCGAAGAACCTGAACATCGGCGATCACACCTGCAGCCAGTAGACGTTCTGCGTCCTTACCGGAGACCGGAATGCGCAAATTTTCGCGGTAAATCTCGCCGTCATGGCGAATGCAGTTCCCCTTCAGAACTACGTATTCAGGGGCAGCGGTTTCATCTTCATCGCTATCCGCATCCTCTACTGAATCACCGTCTGTTTCGTCATGCTGTTGGTTATCCTGAACGATGCCGCCTGCATTCAGATCGTCAACATTCAGGCCTTCTTCGGCGGTGCCTTCCGCATTCAGGTCATCCACCGACCCGGTTTTGGTTGTTTTAGCCATATCAGACCACCGTTGCGCAGAGGGATGCGTTCACCCGGCTCGGAATAACCAGCGGGGAGGATTGCATCAGGATAAGACGTTGTGCCGGATCTTCTTTCACCCAGGACTTGGGCGCATAAGCCAGCGGGCCATAGTTGAACGCCGGGTCCAGAATCACGCCAAAGGCGCGGGTGCCCATCAGGTCCGCGCCGCTCATGATGACAGCGCCATCGGGGATCATCGGTTTCTCGACGTTATCAAGCGGGTCAATAAACCAGTCGTTATACAACCAGAGGTCAAAATTACCCCAGCGCCCTTTGTAGATAGCCCCCTTCATCACCTGCGGGCCCGCATTAATCTGGTTACCAAACGGGCTCAGCGCCGGGAAGGTGATGGCGTTATCCTTAATGGTGGTATCGAGTCGGAATGCACGCCACGACTTATTCGTGAAGACCAGGTCAGTGGCGACAGAACCGGACTCTTTCAGGAAAGTGGTCTGCCAGACTTCGATATCATCAGAAGGTTGGGTATTGGTCGCGCCGGCGGCAACGGTCAGCGGCCATTTGTCCGAACCGCTCAGGGTGATAGTCAGGTCGGAAGCACGACCAAAATCCACCACTTTGGTTTCATAGCCTTCCCCGGTAACCGTGACGGTGCCGGACACCAGCGCGCTGGCTGCCATCCACTCCAGACGACGGTTGATCATGTCGATTTGGTCAGTCATTTCAAACTGCAGATTCAGCATTTCACGTTCGGCGGCGGTGTATTCACCACCAATTCGCTCGCCGATCTGGCGACGAATGGGTTTACGCAGATCAGGGGCGCGCTTGTCTTTGATGTAAGCAGGTTTGAACGTATTGGTCTGGTATTTACGGGACTCGACCAGCTTGCCCTCCACCAGCGGAGAGACAAACGGCGCCATACGACGCAGGCCGACATCAACATCAATCGCCACCTCTTCGGTCTCGTAAGTCACGACATTGGGAAAGAAGCGATCGAGCAACCAGTTCTGACTGGTTTTCAGGTTAGGAACGACCTGTACCAGCACGCTGGTATCAAAAATATTTTCCATATTCAGTCTCTTGATAATGCCAGCTGCACGCTGGCAAAAATTGGAATGAGTCAACCCCTGCCGGTTAAAGCAATAAATCAGGAGTGAGAGGGGTTAATCAGGAAGTGGCTACAGGGGCCTGAGTGCTGTCTTTCAGGAAAATAGCCAGCGGGCGAAGTGCTGTTTTCAGCGCCTGAATCGCCCAGGAGTTATCAAAGATAATGTGGTTCTGGTTGAATTCGCCCATCAGATACAGGCCGCCGTTCTGATCTGCAGTTGACGCATCAACATTATCAACCAGAATCGCCACCGGGGTTTCGCTACCATCGGTTGCCGTCTTCACACTCAGTTTATACTTCCCACTGGCGGTAACCATCCCCAGTACGGTTCCACGTTTATAGGTACCACCGGTAATAATGCCGGTGTCCGTAACAAGCTGAAGCGTCCCGGCGATGAGCTGGTCGGGTAAAAACAACGAACTTTTCATACCCGGTGCGAACTGATTCTGACCAAACTGATCCATTATTTCTCTCCTTTCGTGGAGTTGTAGAGACTGGTCATTTTGCTCACCAGTGCCGATTTACCGCTGGCTTTGTTGTCACCATCTGGCCCCAGGCGAACATCATGGTTTTCCTGCATGCGCTGATCGAGAGAGCGCCCTCGCGTTGCCTTTGGTTGTGAGGCCGGCGCCGTAGAGGCCAGAACGTCGATAGCGGCGGCAGAGCTCATCCCGGTATTGAAGGCGAGCGAAGCGGCCAGTGATGGGTTTGCCGCCGCATGCTTGCTACGAAAGATAGTGGCGCAACGCTTACGCTCAGCAATGCGGGCGCTTTTAGCCGCTTTGCCTTCTTTGCGGTCGTCGTCATCGTCGGAATCATCTTCTTCGGAAGCATCCGGGTCGTCATCATCATCTTCCGCATCGTCGTCGCGTTCGTCTTCTTCGGCGTCGTCGTCACGCTCATCGTCTTCCGTATCATCATCGCGCTCGTCTTCTTCCGCGCGACGGGCTTTCGCCTTTTTGGCTTTTTTATCGTCTTCCTCTTCGGAAGCCGACGCGCCAAATCCAATAAGGTGGGCAAAACTAAACGGTTTCTTTGCCATTTCAGGCTCCTGTTTTTTCAAGTAAATGTCTGAATGCAGCATCCGGAGGACATACCTCGTCAGCCAGTCCAAGCTCCACACCATCAGCAGCCATAAAACAGGCGGCCTGCGTACTTTTAATCACCTTCGCGCTGATCCCGCGATTTCTGGCGACGGTATTCACAAATAATTCCCCCATCGCGTTAATATCCTGCTGGATAGCATTGAACGCTTCTTCAGAGAGTTCACGTAATGGCGAGCCTTCTGCTTTACGACTTCCGAAGGTAATGATCGTCACTTTCAGACCGTCGTCTTTAATTCGCTGCGTCCAGTCCAGATGCATGGTGATGACGCCGACTGAACCCACACCGCCGGTTCTGGGAACGGAAATACGGTCAGCCGCGCTGGCAATCGCATACGCTGCGGAATACGCATTTTCGGTCAGAATGGCATGGATGGGTTTCGTGCCCCGGGCGTTGTAGATTTCATCCACGAGATCAAAGCAGCCAGCAACCTCTCCACCCGGAGAGTCAATATCCAGGCAAATGCCGTTGACTTCCGGGTCAGTCAGTGCGGTCAGAAAGGACTGGCGGATGCCGTCATAACCGGTCATGCCGCTGTAGGGCCTCAGGCATCCCAGCTTTTGAACCAGAGTGCCGCAGACCGGAATAACAGCAATCCCGCCTACGTTGTCGTATCCAGGATCACGCTTTGACTCCCGACTGCGGTTGCCGTCGTAGCCGTACCAGTCATCGTCTTCCATCGCCAGAGAGGATTCGATTCTACTGATGCCAAACCGGTCCATAACCGCGGCCATGATGACCTCGGCTTTATTCGGATGAAGGGCCAGCGGCGTATTAAACAGACGTTGCGCCAGATGAGGTAGATTCACTTTTCCTCCGGATCTTTGATTGTCTCGCTGGCGAACTGATCCGCCTGCGCCCAACTGGGTAATGGAAGGCCACGCTTCAGGCAGGATTCAATCTCCAGCTGACGCTGATCAAGCACCTCCTCCCAGTCCTCACCGACGTTTTCCCCCACTTCAATTTCAAGCGTGGAAAGCCCTGCATCCAGACCCAGAATGGCGCCTTTTTTCTCAGCAACCGGGTCTACCCAGCCCCGTCCCGGCCCCATCCAGCGCGCGCGGGAATAGGCTGCACGGGCCTCGACAAAATCAGGCGCACCTGAAGGCAACGGCAGGTCTTCATTGTCATGAACTTCCTCAACAAACGCCGTCAGAACAGGCTGCGCCGTCCCCATAGAAAAATCATCCCGTCGCCGGGTCAGTGTCTTCCAGGCTTCTAGTAAGGACGAACGAGCGGAGCTGTAGTTAACATCAGACCAGTCCTGCGTAACCTGTTGCGGAGAAAGCCCGGTACCGGATGAGAAGTTACGCAGCACGGCCGATTCGAATACCTCAAAGTTGCTGTATGGCCGGGCGGCGTTAACCGTTGTGATTTTTTCACCAGGGTAAAGAATTGGCATCCGGGCGCCATTTTGCAGAGTCAGCCGGCGGTCATTGTGAAATTCCACACGGCCGTCCTGATAGGCACCCAAACTGGTGTCATCGAAGTTTTCCCCCATCGCAGCCTGAACCATTTCGGAATCGTACGGTGACTCGATATAGGCAGCGAAAATGGCATTCAGAATGGCGGCCTCCAGCTCGCTCTGGTCATATTTCACCAGCATTTTCAGACGCTGAATAACCGGCGTCAGGATGCCATTGCCGCGGTGTTGAGCCCCCCGCTCATGGTCAAAATCATGGACGACATGCGGACGCCCCCAGGAGGTTTCGCGAGGTATACGCCGCCATGTCATCGTTTTTGCGCCGCTCCACCAGTCGCCGATATGCGCCTCCCGAATGTGATAAGCAATCGGCGCGCCGTCATCATCAATCTCCACGCCACCGCGAATATTTGGCATGTCGAAATTCTGCTGTGGGTTACTGAGCCTGTCAGGATCGACGACCTGAACCGTGGTGGCATATCGTCCCCTGCCCCGTCCCAGCCTGTCAGGCCGGTACTGGAGGACCATCAGCGCATCCCCGTCAATGAGTTTGTGGCGAAAAGCCAGGCGTAACATCTGAGGCACGGTTAATTTGCGCTCAACATCGCAGTACCGCCCGGTGTCGTACGCCCAAGTGCGCCAGTGCGCCTCAAGCGCTTTGCCATACTCTTCAGCCCATGTCGAATCAAAGGCTTTATTTCCGGTGACCATACGCAGTACCCGGTAATCGGGTTTCATGATGGGCCGAAAATTGGCGCCGACGGCGTTATCAAGAAGGCGGGTTACCGCGCCGTTCGCCCACCCGTCGTTACGGACCAAATCGCGGGCACGCGAAACAATGCGATCGCGATAGATGTTGATTTCGTTGTCCGGCGACCATAGCGCCGGCTGCCAGTTCGCCAGCTGATCACTAAACGAATCGGCGGCGTCATAAGGTACCCGGCTGCCGCCCGTCAGCATACTGGGTCGCGCTGCGCGATACGGCGTACCATCCGGGCCAAGTATTTGTACTTTATTCATCAGAATCGAAACCTCACTGGCTTCCGTGGTCTCGCTACGATCCCCAGCTGCGCCTGCAGTAACTGGATCAGCGCCAGCAGGTCAGCCAGAGAGCTTTGCTGATAAGACACCGACCGTGTTCCGTCTCCCTGCGAATAGGAAAATGAAACACCGCGACTCCCGGTTGTTAAATCAATGTATGCCTGCTGAGCTTTCTGCAGGGCGTCCCTGAGCTGCTCATCAGTCATCGAGCCAGCCAGCAGACTGGTATTCCGGTTGAACATGGTTTTCCTTATTGCGGCAGGAGTTTAGAAATTTGCTTACGCTTAACGGGCGCAGGCTCTTCAATAACCGCACCGGGTAACTCGTAGCTGATTTTTTCTTCTGGTACGGCAGGTACCGGCAGGAATTTGTCAGGGTTGGCTTCAAGGTTTGCGGCACGAACGTTCAGCTTTAACCCCATATGTTTGAGCCCGCACAGTGCGGCGTAGCTGTAAACCAGGCAGTCTAGTGCTTCGTTAGCTCGCCCCGGGATCTGCTCCCAGACGCTGTAACGTTGACCTGCAGTAACTTTGTAAACCAGGCGTTCAGCAAGCAGCTGATTGAAATAGCCCAGGTCACGGTCATCCGGAAAATGCATATAACCTGCAGCAGGCTTTCCTGGCTCGGGAGGTTCCAGATGTAATCTTCCGCGCACCACATCCTTGGCAGAGTTCACACCAATGATTATCAGACGGAAACTGGCTTTGCTTTTCGACGAAGGGCGCTTTGTCGGCCAGACCGGGTTACGCCTGCCACTCTGGGCGGACTCACCTTTGATCGCCCAGACACGACGACCCAGGCGCTCTTTGGCAAACTCGTAGACTTTCTGGGTGTGGTGCCCACCGGAGTCCATGCATGTCGCCATGATGTTCAGGCCCCGACCGTCACCCCGGCGCCAGATTTGCTTCAGGTACGCGTCTAGACGCTTCCATGGTTCATCCGTTTCCAGATCGCCATAGATAACATCGTGAGAAACCGACCAGGATTCCTCATCACGGCCCCACCCGGTGATGGTGATTTCGAAGCGGTCATCCTGCGTATCAACGCCTGCAGTTAACAACGCCACACCATCGGAAACAGAAGCCGGGAAGACTTCACGACGCGCCAGTAAGATATCAACCGGCAGCTGTTTGCCGTGGTTGGGTCTGTGTGGCAAACCCATCTGGGTATTCCACCAGGCTTGTTCTTTATCCGGATCCCCCTTCGCCTTGAGATATTTTCCCGCGATATCCGACGGTTTATCTTTCTGCCAGGGGCTGAACAGTTTTGAGGCCTGATAACCGGCGTGGTGGTTGTCGACTGCCTCTTTGCCACAATCCGGGCAAATAGCCCGGTAGACTGCATGCCGTGGTGATTCTGACCATTTCCAGACGGCATCCACGCTATTTTCGTCATTCGCCCGCCAGACCTGATCGTACTCAAGCAACGGGGAATGGCGTGAGCCACAGCACTCAAACGGCCGGGTCTGGTGCCAGCGAATGGTTTGTAACGCCCGGAGGCGTTCGCCTTCAGACCATCCTGCGCCGCAGCACTCACAGTGGATCATGGCTGATTTTGTAAGGTGTTTATCACCCTCTTTCGGCCACTGAACGTGTTTGAAAAAATCCAAAAACTGCCGGTGCCCGCAGTGCGGACAAACAACAGAGGCCCGGCGCTGATCAGATTCGGCATAGCTGTCGGCAATCCGGCTTTCGTCCTCAACGGTCGGCGAACAGGCGCGGACAGAAAGCCAGGTCAGGCCAAACGTTGCAGTTCGTTCCTCCGCCAGGGTGATCGGATCCCCCTCGCGGGTAATCGGGTATTTATCCACCTCATCCGCCAGCAGTACGCGGATGGGACGGCGTGCCAGGTTGTCCGGGCTACCGGCGCCAGCCAGCGCCAGAAATCCACCAGTAAACGCCTTATAGAGGATGGTTTCTTTCGAACTTTTCTGTTTTGAGTCGCCGATGATTTTCCGCAGTACCGGCGTCACGCGCACCAGCGGACTGATACGTTCTTTTGAAAACTGCTCTGCCGCCTCTTCTTTCGGCTGCAGGAGCAAAATCGGGCATGGGTCGAGGTGAGCGAAATAGCCGAACAGGTTTTCCAGCAATGCCGTTTTCATCAGCTGGGTGCAGCACATCACTGTAATGACATGCACGCCGGATTCGGTAGCCGCCAGCATCGGGCCACGGGCAATCTCTACGGTCGAGGTCTCCCAGTTCCCGGAGGTGCTGCCCGCTTCTTTAGCCAGCTTTCGGTAATCATCCGCCCATTGCGGGACACTGATACGCGGCGGCGGCATCCACCCCTTTCTGGCACTAAGCTGAAGTCGTTCAGTCTTCTGCCGGGTTAAATTCTGGTTCTCCGAGGACTGAGATATGTTTGTGGACATGTTCAATCAGCACCTCTGTCATCCTGTCCGCTGGCACGCCAAGATCAGCAGCCATCAACGGCGCCACTCTTGATGGCCAGTTGAGCCAGGCATCACGCTGTTGGCGAAAGGCGTTGAAAAGAACCTCCTCGGCTACGGTCATTTCAATGAGCTGACCATCTTTTTGCTGAAACTCTAATTTTGTCAGTAATGCTAAGTAGTTTTCTTTTACACGACGCGCTTCATCCAGTGATAACTCAGCCCCGTTTTCCAGGAGTAATTCCCTGGCAATACTTTCCAGTGACGGATTCCCCTCCTCATCCGCATCTTTATCTTTAGACGGTAGCGGCATGAGATTCTTTTTAATGGGGACGACGGTATTGTCCTTACCCGCCCGGTTAATTGTTTTTCTGTATTTTTCAAGCTGGGCATTCGAGGCGCCAACATCAATGTCATCACCGGACATGATCAGCCATCCCCTGCTTTTCCACATCGTGACCGTTTTACGACTGACGCCGTGGAGCTTTGCAAAATCCGACTGGTTCATTGTTACCTCGGTGTTACCTGCACCTGTTACCCAAATCTGTTACCAATGAAGAAAGGTAACACCGCAGGTAACAGATTTTTTTGAGAAAGTTTTTTATAAACAGTGACAAACCAGAAGATGAAACAAAATGTAACTGTTACCTGTTACCCAAATTTGAAAACCTGTAGCTAGGAAAACACTGCGGCGCGCAATGCCCGTGCCTTACAAAAGTCTCAGGAAGGACCCATTTTTTTGTAGGGTTGTATTTGAAAACATTTTTTTACATAGCATCACAATGAATCACACCCTATCATTGTCACGATTAATGCAAGGGGATAATGATGAAAAAAACTCGTTTGATTAACGCGGCACTGACTGCTGTTTTACTTACTTCTTTTGTTGCACACGCTCAATGGCTCACCAAAGTAGATGACGACCTGTTTACCGGTGGGAAAAAAGCTTTGATGATTGGTGATTTATCATCATCAAACTCTGGTCTGATTTTCGACTGCACCAAAAATAAATTATCTGTTGCATACGTTGAAACTGACAAATCATCTGATTCTGTCCCAACTGTCGCAATGGATTTGATCATCAAAATTGATGGCAACCCAGCCAATAAGCTTGAAGCCTCTCTATCACGCAGAAATGCCCAAGCCGTTGAAGTAGGAGCTGATGACGCAGAGAAAATAACTGCAGTGCTTAAGCAGTTACAAAACGCCAAGTCTAAAATCTTGGTGGGCATACAGACTCAAGACGGCGGCAATCAATCCTCGTTCTCGGGCAATGCATCCGGTTCTACTGCCGCAACAAATAGCTTTATTAAAGCCTGTGAGATATCTCTGTAATTCACCTACCAGCATGGGGCATTACTTGCCCCTTACTTAGCTGTTCTGATGGCCTCAGCAATCGCTTTACTAAGCGCTGCCGGCATTAACGCTTCTGCCATAGCCTTTGAGCGGTCCATGTATCCCAGCACTGGCGTTACTGGCAACGCATCACCAAACCTCACCAGCAGTTTAGGAGAGCGCTGTTTCGGCTTCGGCCTGCGCGTACCGTTCGCTGAACGTTTTGCCCGTTTCTTCTTCGCCTTCTTTGGCTTCCGGCGTTGCCAGACAGCATCGACGCCATTCACCTCACCGACGAACACATTCGGCTTCGCTTTCATCTGCGAAAGCTTATTGCGCGGCATGTTTCCATATTTGTTCAGCTTGATGTTCTTCGGGTTGAGCAGCGCCTGGCTGTTCAGCTTATGCTCGCCGCCAAACTCGAAAGGCTCCAGATATCCGGCGGCAGTATCACGCACATAAATTTTCGCGCGAAGGTTGTTCTTTCTGGCCCCCGATGAGCCCACAGCATTAACCGTGAACGGCGTCGGCGATTCCAGTTTTCGCCCCAGTGCCACTTTTTGCGCTGCGGCGATATCCCTTACTACCGATGTCATAGCTTGCGCGGTGGCGAAAGGGATTTGCTTCTGCAACTGCTTTAGCTGCCGGGATAAATCCTTAAGCGTTGACATGGTTTCCTCCAACATTATCGAGCCACCTCTTGAAGTGGCTCTGTAATGCCCTACTGACGTTTTGTTTCCGCCTGTCTGATATCAGCCTTATCCCGGTTGCACTTCCCCAGCGCCGATAGCAGTCCTACGCCAAAACACAGGTGTACTCCTCCGCAATATGGTCCGGGTTGCGAAATGATTAAACATATTTAGATACACGATGTATTGTTTAGTCATTAGCTGTTCATTCAGCGCCCCGTTTACTTTTGGATATCCTCTTCGGGGTTTTTTATCACGCCGACCTCGCCATGCAGGAACGGCAATGTAGCCCCGCTACTGACTCACTGCACGGTAGTAGGCCTGCCAACGGTATTTATCTAACCGCAGTTGGCGCAGGCATTGAGCGGTTTCGACGTCTGACTGCAGGTCTTCGTCGCTGTCTTTCCCTGCGTCACTTGCTTTGCACGGCGGGTTCATCAAATCCGGGGATGGAGTTGGCAGCGTCGATGGCCCGTTGGCGCAGCTGCACAGCATCATCGTCAAACCTGCACACAGTACGATTCGGAGACTGGACATATTTCACCACGTCGCGGGTTATGGTTTTGTAGATGACCTTGCCCTCTTCTGAGGCGGCAGCGGCCTTTTGCTCTACAGGCTGGATAACCTTTTCGGCTTTCTCTTTTTTCTTCGCTGCCTGAGCGTTGATATGGACAGCGTGAGAGCTCCATCCGGAGCGCCATGAGAAAACACAGCAAAGCAGCAGGATAACCACTGCGCTGATAATGGCTGTTAAGCGGCTCATTAGAACACTCCCGGTGCAGATGGCGGTATGCCGGGATTTAATGGCCCGAAACCATCATCAACTTTCTGTGGTTTTTCACCCCACAAACACACCTCGCGCTCAATCTCGCGACGCGTTACCAAGCCCTTCCACTCTTTACCGCCGGCATACGTCCAGCGACGCAGCTGGTCGCATGCGCCTTTCTGGTCGCCCTGGTTGATTTTGCGCAGCAGCGTTGAGGTCTGGAAGTTGCCAGCGCCGACGTTATACGCGAACGAGTACAGCGCCCCACGCATCGTTTCTGGGATCGGCTGTTTGATGTAGGGGTTAATTTGGCGTGCAACTGTGTTGAGGTCTTTATTGAGAAGCGCTCGGCACTCTGCCTCGGTGTAGGTTTTACCGAGCATGATATCGTTGCCCGTGTGTCCGTGGCATACCGTCAACACACCTACGACATCTTTGTAGGGCTTATACCGCACTCCCTCCAGACCATCGTTACCGGTCGGCCCTGTTATGAGCGCGGAGGCAATAGCAATAGCACCGCCACCAACAGCAGCAATAACGCTATTCCTCAGCTTTGGTAACATAGCCATTCAGCCGATCCTCCCGCTCTTTACGCCGGTAATACCAGTTCACTCCGCAGGTAATAACAGTGCACGCTATACCGACAACGATCGCCCAGTCACTCAGGCTCATACCCGCCACTTTGTCGGCCAAAATCCATACCTCTGTTTTTGCTACATCGGCATAAGCCTTTGCTGAGACACCGCAGCCCGTCAGCGCGGTCCCGGTGCCGTATGAGAGTCTGCTGTAAATGGTGCTCATTTTGGTCATAGCCTCACCTCCGTGGTTACGGATGGCGCTGTGTGTTTGAAAAGGGTCAGGCCCGTCAGGCTGGATTTAACAACGAAGCGTGTCGATGATGATTCCTGCGGGACCTGATAATAAAAAAGCCATGCAAATGCATGGCCTTGTGATTTGAATCCGTTATTTACAAAATGTATTCGAGACAGTATCTTTCGACTTCCGGACAAAAAAACAATACCGGGACAAAATCTAAATGTAACTGCCTTGCCTGCATGAAACCATGCGGGCTTTTTTTTTGCCCAAAGAAAAAGCCCACCGAAGTGGGCCTTACAGCTATCATCATTTTTATATTGGGTGTGGTGCCGGGTGCCTCCCGGTGAGCCGCCGCCAGTCCGGGGACGACTCGCAATAAGCGCAAAAATAAATCAGACTGACAATGCCCCTCCGCATAGGGGGATTCACCACGTCATAAATTTAACATCTGACAAATTTCGTTTCAATGCAATATACGACGATGTGACAGGGGTACTGATGCAATGCATCTCGCGAATACCCCTGTCGTATCGCCGGAAAGCAAAAACCCCGCCGGGTGGCAGGGTTAGTAATCGGTTTCATTTGGATGTAAGTATCCATGATTAGAAGCATACAGGACACTTTTATGCAAAGTCAACTCTATCGTGCAAAAAAGTGTCGCCATATGCTTTGATCACTTCAGTAACTGGTCGCTTTCTCAAATTCCGCCGCAGCCTGTTTCTCCCCTTTGCAGAGCATATCCACCAGCCTTTCATAGAATGGCTTCCAGTTGCGTGACCATGAGGACTGGTGCAGGTCCGGAATATGCAGCTGAATTGCACGGTGGGCATCCGCAGATTTTACACTGGTGAAACCATTACCGGAGCAACGCTCACAGGTTTTATATACCGGGGCCCCGCGCTCTTTAGTCTCTTTGCGATCCAGAACCTGGCCGGAACCACCGCAGCGGCAGCGGGCGTTAATCATCCCTTTGCCGTCACAGGCTTCACATTTAGCGCTGGAGATGGCAGTTACTTCGGTCCACTTCTCCCAGTCGGACGGACGAACAGCGCGTGACCTTTTCGCCCAATAAGGCGCCTTACCCCACGGGTATGTGACTTTTCGCTCCGTGATAGTCGTCTGCATCTTCCCCGTACCGCTACATACCCTGCAGACCCCGGTTGTTTCAGCTGAACGGGAATACTCCGCAAAGGCAAATTTCGCCAGCACCAGGCAGCAGCGCCCCAGCGCTTTACCTGCGGCCTTCCGCACGTTTTTAGGTGCTGTATCAAGGGCATGTCGCGCCAGCGCCTGAACGGCCAGTTGCTCATCGGTTTTACTGATGCCCGCCTTACCGAAGAACGCCGCCAGCCCGAATCGTGCGCGGCTGCTGGTCACCCCGATCCCGGTCATAACGTCTGTACCATTCAGGCGATTCGGCGATGTGCTTTTCACGTCGTCGCTGATATGCATCCCCTGGGGGCTAAAGTGTTTGAGTGCTGATTCCAGTTTCATGCGGCCACTTCTCCGATATCAGAAATTAAAATTTGTCCGGTTACACCCCAGAGCTTTGTCACCCGAAAGTCCCAGATGTGAGCGTCGTCAGCAAACAACGCATCCATCAACGCTTTAATCATGTTGTCGGCATCCGGCTTTTGCTGGTGAGCCTGACCATCCATTGCTGCACGTTTTTTCTGGCTCCAGCTCTCCGGCATCGGCAGGATGAAAGTAATGTGACTTCCCGCCTCTGGCATAACGACCTTCTTCAGCCTGACCTCATCACAGAACGCCCGGTAACGAAGCACTACTTCTCGTTGTTTCCATTTGTCGGCGCGGGTTTGTCGGGGCTTGCCCATTGGGGTGATGTTAAAAATCTGCATTATTCTCCTGGCTCCCTCTGGTATAGCGACGTTGCTGCGTTTTAGGTTTGGGGGTTGAGCGCTGGCGGGCTTCGTCCTGGTCGATCGGCAGGAAATGCCCGTTATAGAACCGGCGATAAATTGTCCCCAGTTCGCCGTTGCGTTGTTTTGTCACGTTGATTTCGGCTATGCCCTTTGCAGGTGATTCCGGGTCGTAAACTTCATCGCGATACAGCATCAGGATTAGGTCAGCATCCGCCTCAATCTCCCCGGAGTTCTTTAGGTCAGAGTTCATCGGGCGCTTGTTGGGGCGAGATTCTACCCCGCGGGATAACTGGCTCAGGGCGATAACTGGCGTTTTGTTGGTCTTGGCGAGACGTTTCAACCCCTTTGACAATTCCCCTACCGCCAGGTCATAGCGGGCCGTGCTCTGAATTTTGATCAGCGCGAGATAGTCGATGACCACCAGGGCAATTTCTGGATGCTCCAGCTTATAGCGGGTTGCGGTTTGTACAATCTGGTCGATATTGAGGTTGGTTGCGTCGGTGATCCAAACGCTGCGGTTAACCAACTGCTCCATGCCGTTAAAGAATCGCGCCCAGTCTTCATCCTCAAACTTTTCGACTGCCTTCAGTCTGGATACAGGCATACCGCCAGCGGCAGAAACCATGCGTTTGGCGATCTGCGTGTCGGACATCTCCATGCTGAAAAACAGAACACCATGCCCCTGTGCAGAGACCTTCTCGATAATATCCAGCGCCAGCTCTGTTTTGCCCATCGAGGGACGCGCCGCGATAAACACCAGATCCGTGGATTCAATGCCACCCGTCTTCTCGTCAAGATCCTCAATGCCAGTAAGCAGGCTACGGGTTTCCTCCCTCCCCTGGCTGCGGGACTCTACCTCGTCAGCCACGGCGGTGAGCAGATCGGAAATATGGACAGGCTGCACAGTATCTGCAGAAATATCGATGGCTGAAACCACCTGTTTTACGGACTCCAGGGCAGCCAGCGCAGCATCACCATTGCTGGCACTCTTAATCTGGTTTAGCACCTTTTCCAGTGCGGCCTCTGCATCACGGACACCGGCATTGCGACGCAGAACGTCGATGTAAGAGACCAAAGCCGATTTCGCCCAACTAACGCGGGTGGCCTCCAGAATGGTGGTCTGAAGCGCTGGCAGAGACTCACAGAGCAGCAGCGGATCAATAACTCCTCCACCGCGGGCTTGCCGACAGATGCCGGTATAGATTTCACGATACTGACGCACCGAGAACGTACTCGCCGGCAGCCGGGAAAGGATATCCAGTACCTCAGGGTCAGCACCTCGCAGGAACAATGCACCGATGACCGCCCCTTCCAGATCTTCGTTTTTCCACACAGGCGTCATGCAGACACCCCGTCTATGCCACGAAAGCTTTCCCAGTTGAACGCCAGGCGATTGCGACCGCCGTTGGTCACGCGGTCTACGATACGCTCGCCGATGGAGTCTTTGAGTTGCTCAAAGGTCAGATTACTAATCAGGATGGTGGGTAACACGCTTTCGTAGCGGGCGTTGATGATTTCCTGCAGGATGGCCAGTTCAGAAGCGCTACCAAACTGCACCCCCACCTCGTCGATAATCAGCAGGTCCAGCGATGCATAGTGTTCCAGCACGCCGTCTTCTGTGGTTTCGGAATTATGGCGCCACGTGCTTTTCACGGCCCGCATAACGCGCATCACATCAGTAATTTCAACCCTGGCGAGATGGTTACGGATGATGGCTTTCGCTGTCGAGATGGCCAGGTGGTTTTTCCCTGTACCGCAGTTGCCGGTCATCACAAGCCCCTTTCCGGTCGCAAATACCTGCGGCCAGTTTTCGGCATAATGGCGGCAGCCGGCCAGATTTTTGCTAGCCCCCTGATTCACCGGGCGATAGTTTTCGAATTCGCATTCTTCAAAACGGCGGGCGATGCCTGCGTTGTCCATCAGGTCAGCGACGCGTAACGCACGCAGCTCCGCGTCAATCTCTGCCAGTTGAGCACGGAGGCATGCAGGACATTGCGAATGTTTGAAATTCTCACCGCCGCGAAAAGCCTTTCCCACCAGCGTGAATCGCTCAAAATCTCCATGCTTTTCACAGGAGGTAATCTCGGTGTTTCCTGAGTTCCAGCCGCTGTATCCCCACGGGAGTTTGTGCTCCAGCGCAAAATTTAATTCTTCTGCAAGGCGCTCCCGATCGGCTTTCAGGTCGTGGCGCGCTTTTTGTTGGTTTAAATTTAACATGTCATTTCCCCTGAATTACCAGTCCCAACTTGATTCGCCATAGTTCTGCTCACTGAAGCCAGATACCGGCAGCACGCCAGGGCGCCCACCGCCGGGAGCGGATGGCGATTGCCAGGATTCTTCGAAGTGGCGATCGGGACCGAAGAACGTGGCAGCTTGCTTAACGAACTGGGTTCCGACGCTGCCGGTTGCGCGGGCATAGGCTGCATAGCGCTTAACACCTGCCAGCATGTCATCAGGCTTAACCCCGTCTTTCAGGCGAGCTTTCCAGGCTTTGAAAGCCCCCGCCTTGGAATTGCCACCAGCGCGTTTGGGGTAAGCATCCCAGGCTGTTTCGAACTCAGGTGAATAATCCTGTTTTGCAGGGCGTGCCGGTGCAGAGGCGTCAGCCGATGCGCCAATAGATTTAGTCTCTGTAGTAGTCTTTGTTGTAGTAACCGTTAGAGATCGGGCGTTTTTGCCTTCATCCATCGGTGCATCCTGCGCTTGTCGATCAGGGCAATTTGCCCCGTTCGATGAGGGTACCTGTTCCGCATCATTGAGTAGCTCGCAATCATGGTTGATGGTGTAGTAATTTGTCCGGTCATGCTGGGACTTATTGAGCTGCTCAACATCAAGACATCCCTGTTTGACGAGTGATGTAAAAGCGCGTTTAACGGTATCTGCTGACCAGAACGGGAATTGTTTTACCCACGACTCATAGCTGTTGAACACCCAGCGGCGGCCCTCAAAATTCACACCCTGCTCTTTGTCGTTAATCCAGTAGTTAACCTGTTGCAAGACAATCGCTTCGTTGAGACCGATGCGCGTGGCAAGCTCAGGGTTAATAACCAGTGGACGGAAATTAAATAGCATGCTCATTTCGCATCACCAGTAGTCGAGGTGATGGTGTACCCTAGCGCCGGCCCAAGGCACACCTTTAATCCAGTCACAAGGGCCCCTATTTGGCGAACGGTAAGATGACCAGCTTGCTCAAGGTTTTTCACTTCTTTGAAGATCATTTGCTTTGAACAGCAACAGAAATTTGCCAGGACATCATGCCCAAGGACGCGCTCACCTTCGCCATCCAGTGACCCTGCCATTAAGATGCGGATCATAATCAGGCGCTGTAGCGGGCTGGAGAACGGGTAGTGATGAACAAAATTTGTATTACTCATGCTGCACCTGCCAATTCTTTGTCGCGATTGCTCACGCTTGATTTGTAATCGAAAAATCTGGTATGGTTTTTCATGAAATTTCCCCCGAGGTCATTTCAAAACAAATGCTGTGTCGAAAGTCAGAACAGGCCGGGTTGAGCGCCACCACCTCTTCCCGGCTTTTTCTTTGCTGCTTTCCGTTCTGCGGTAGTTGTCTGCCCCAAAGCCCACTGACGGGCTCGAAAAAGGCAATCCGCAAAACAACTCCCCTTTTTGGTTGACTGCGACATGCAGCGGTAATGTTCCAGACCTTTGGCTACCCCCCCCCTGAACCACCGACGGCGCGAAGCCTTCTACGGTCAGCGCCGCCGTAATGTGCTTGCGAATGAAGTCTTCGGGTGACATGTCACACCTCATTGGAACCGTTGCTAATTCCTGGGTGGGTGTATGGGATTTTTGAATCCAAATGACATAAGATCGCAACATCCTCTGGAACTCCACGCATCTCCCACTTCCCTACGGCCTGACTACTTCTCGGTTTGCCTTTGCGTGGGAATCTTTTCCCGATAGCGGTATTTGTCTTAAATTGCTGCTTAAGGATTTCAAACAGAGTCATTTTCATCTCTCGGCGTCGAAACTATTGTATCAATCGATAGTAGCAAATAGAATCCAAAGTATCAAAACGAAATGTTACTTTAGTTTCTTTTAGGGGGATGACTCATGAGTTCGTTAGCAGACCGGTTGATAAGCCGACGCGAATTGTTAGGATTCACGCAAGAGGCTCTTGCCAAAAAAGCAGGTGTCACGCGGGTAGCTATCAGTAAAGCGGAGCTTGGACTAACAAAAAACTTTAACAGCAATACTCTTTTTAAGATCTCATCCGCACTTGGATGCGAACCTGAGTGGCTGCAGACTGGTAAGGGAACGCAGGAAAAACTGCCACAAACCCAACCACAAAAGAAACCTATCAGTGATACAGCTTGGGTTAATAACGTAACCGAGACCGTGCAACCACAGCGCAGATACAGCTACCCGAAGTTAAACTGGGTTCAAGCTGGTCAATTTGCGCAATGTGGCGATAACTATAATATGTATGATATTGAAAACTGGATTGATTCTGTAAAGTACGCTGGCGAAAGAGGTTTTTGGCTTGAGGTAAAAGGCGATTCTATGACTTCGCATGCAGGGGTAACCTTTCCTGAAGGTATGTCCATACTTATTGATCCAGAAAAAGAACCTTACTCAAACTGCTATGTTATCGCGCAAAAGAGAAGTAGCAGGGATGTTACTTTTAAAAAGTATGTAACTGACATGGGGGCTGGGTATCTGAAACCCCTCAATCCTCAATATCCTATGATCCCCCTAGATGATGAGTGCGAAATAATCGGTGTGGTTGTTGATGCCAGGTGGGACATATTTTAATTATATATCAATCAGATGCCGGCTATGCCGGCTTTTTTTTGGATAAGTAGCGAAAATAAAGTATCAAAACCACTTGCACCAAAATGATACTTTAGTTACCTTTAATTCACCGAGTAATCACTCTCATGGTGAATATGAAGATGATAACAGAAACCGAAAAAGTTAATTTCTGCTCCGATAGTTTGACTAAGCTTGGTCATTTTTTGTCGATGCTGTGTCAGGCTGTAAAAGATAACAACTGTGAACCTGATGATATTGAGGGGTGCCTTGGCATAGCTTGGGACATGGTTAACTCAATGCAGAAAACTATTAACAGCGCAAATAAAGAGGTGGAAGAATGAAAACCAACACCACCAACCACCCGAACCTCATTAGCGCGATGGAATACACTAATAACGTATGCGCCCTGCTCGTAGCACTTGAGTTAAGCGCTGAACAGCTTGATGCGGATACCATTAAAGAAGCATCCAATGGCATTCGGTACCTGGCTTCGCGAGCATATGAAGAACTCGAACGCGTACATAATTTTGAGGCAAACAAATGAATACTCCCGTTCAGATGCTTGAAACTATTTCTGCTGATATTATCGAGAATACTGTGCTTCTTGAAACCATCTACAAAAATAGCAGCGAAGACCACGAAACAGATTGCGCTATAGCTTGCCTGATTCGTTCAATGAAAAAGACGCTCGACACTGCGAATGAATATATCAACACGCTCAGCGATGTATCAGCCCCCCCCCCCCCCAACGGGACGAGAGCGGCGCTGATATTGTTGATGATGTTTTTCACGCGACCATTACGGCAAGAAAACTCGAAGAGCTTGCGCATATTTATAATGAGGCTTACTTCACAGATGAAGATAATGGCAAACCAGCCATGTATATGGCATCAGTAATCTTCGATTATGCGATAAAAGTTTGCAGTGAATTGAAAAACATCGAAGCAAAATTGAATTAACCAAAACAGTTTTAATTAACACCTTAACCGGTGGGGAATCCTGCACCCTAAATTTAGCGAGGGATTTATTATGACATTCATCATCGACCGAGCAGCATATAAATTAGCCCGCCTGTACGCGGCGAGCGGGCACGAACTTATTGCAGAATTGTACCTCCGCAAGGCTTATGGGAGGTAATAATGGCTGTGTCAGCAAAAAACATGACCTTGCAGGAAATAAGTATTACTTCAGAAAGGTTGCATCACCTGATTCAAACGGTGGCTGAAAACTACTACCAGCTTGAGGACGGGCAGCGATTCTCTCTTATTAACCTTGCTTACGATATATCAGCAGATATTGAAACCTGGATGAATGCCGAGGAGGAAAGGGACGGTGGAACGACAAAACGTAATTGAAATCTATCGCCGTAGAATTGCCATAGCAACTCTGCATCGGCTAAAGCGTAAAACAGGCGGGTATTGTCTTTCTGTGAACATGCCAGATAGCGATATTCAGGTTATCGAAATCAACGAAGAATCAATGCAAAAACTTCTGCTGAGATTCGAAAAACAGGTTCGCGCGGAATTTGGCTCAGAGTCTGATAGTTTTCTACGCAAAACGTATATGAACAGCCTTGATATTAACAGCCACACCGAATATTTGACCGAAACAGGCAAGGCGATTGTAGATGATATTTTTTCGGAATTAATCGCCCACGCAAAAGAAAAACATGTCAGCGGAGGAATTAACTGATGATTAGTCAGAATACATTTTCGCGCAATGGCGCTCCAACCCTTTCCCGGGTACTGGCGGTTGATCTGCATGTTTCTCCCGATTTTTCCGGGCGAGTGCTGGTTTATGTGCGTAACGGTCTGGTCACCGACCGCCGCCTTGCTGATGACGAGCATCTTTTGACGCTGACCGGATTTATCGAAATGGCCCGCCAGGCTGGTTGGAATGTTACCCCCCCCAGCACGAACTAACAGGAGATACCTGTGGCACTAACAGCAATACGCATTCCTGAGCGGGTACACCTGCAGGCGATGCAGGTCCTGCTGCGGTACCGCCGGAAGCGCATTTATGCACGGCGTACGCACCGCACGGGATATCTCAGCCTGAAGGTTAACCCACGCTGGCGGCTCTTATCGAAAGACGACGGCCGGAACTGGGAAGTGATGTCTCACGAAAAATATTCAGGGGAAATTAAACGATGATCGACAACCGCACCGCCAGCGCTATTGACCTGGCATTACAGAAGCACCACACGCCCGTCGGCGACCTTTACGCCGCTATTCGTCACGGCCGCATGAAGCGTTGCTTTAGCCGCGGTACCGCCATTAGTTGGCTGGCCCACTTTCTAACATCGCATGCCTTTGCTCTGTCCGGGTTTAAGCAGCGCCACCCTGATTACCTTGTGGAGCACGAAGGAAACGAAATGTGGCGCCGTGGCGAAACTACCGACGAATATCACCGCGCCCACCAGCGCACCGTTCGCCGTCTGCGTCGCATCCTCGCCCGCAAGCGTGAAATGCAGAAATGGTGCGAAAAGTGGGATGCCATGCACGACCGCTACGTGAAAGAGCGTGAAGAACTCAGGGCCAGCAAACCAGCAGAGGTACGCAATGGATCACACAGCATTTAACCCGGAACCAACGTCAACCGGCATCCGGATATCTGTAAACAGGATTACTGCCTACTCCGCTGCCATTCGTGAGCTGGATAACGGGCGCTATGACAAAAGTCTCGCCGACGGCATGAGCATTCTGGCCTGCATCATGGAAGCGGTAGAAAGCAGCTGGATCACGCTCACCATCGAGCAGCAAATCATCGTCTGGCGCTGGTTGCTCGCCGCGGTATTCATTACCGAGGAGCGGGAGAAGAACGGGACTGTCGACGTTCCGAACGACGAAGGTGGCATTGATGAGGCCGTTATCTACTCCGGTGAGCACGGTGCAATCAGCGTCTACCCAGGGCCGGAACGCTTTGCGCTCGCTAACCACGTTGAGGCCGGCGCCATCGAGAAATACGGGCAAAAGGAAGGGTTGCCGCTGGCGCTGCGCATGTATCAGGACATGGTCGTTTGTGACGACGAATGCGGGTTCCGGCTGTCATCTATGGGCCGGCAGGGCTTCAACATGCTGCACGACGGCTTTATCGAGCAAATCCAGACCGAGGGCATGCCAGGCATGCCGGTTATGCACTGAGGGAAATGATGATGAATAACTTGATCACCAGCAAGCCATCAATGACCAGCCTGGAAATTGCCGGGCTGGTAGAGAAGCGTCACGACAACGTGAAGCGCACCATTGAGATGCTGATTGTGCGCGGTGTAATCACTTCTCCTCAAATTGAGGAAAAGCCTACCGCCGGGCGCCCTACAGCAGTTTACGTTTTTGAAAGTGAAGAAGGTAAGCGCGACAGCATCATCGTCGTCGCCCAGCTTAGCCCTGAGTTTACCGCCCGCCTGGTGGACCGCTGGAAAGAGCTGGAAGAAGAGCGCTCCCGCCCCAAATCACAGGCAGAACTGATCGCAGAAATGGCCCTGCTGAATGTTGAGCAGGAGCGCCGCCTCTACCAGGTCGAAGAGCAGGTAGAAACGGTAGCGGAAGCGGTCGAGAACATTAAGCGCGGTACCATGCGGGCCGGGTACGTTGGTTATCGTCAGGTTGTCGCCAAGAGCGGTATGACTGATGCGAAATGCCGGAACCTGGTTAACGCCTACCGAATCCCGACTGATACGCACGAATTCATGACACCCGATGGCCTGCTTTCCCGCCGGGCTATCGTGGAGTTTGAACCGTTCATGAAAGCATTCCGCCAGATGATGTCCGAGGCAGAACCCCGCGGCACCCGCTGGTATCACCCGAAGATGGGCCTGTTTCAGGCTATTGGGTGGGAGGGCGGCCACGGTGAATAACGTTATCTGGCTGCCGGCCGGTTCTATCGAGGTGGCCCACCAGCGGGCCTTAACCTGGGTTTGCGATGCATATCTGTTTTATCTGGTCAGCCTGCACCGCCGCCCGGTGTATCGCCACCAGTACGGCGATATTTCGCTTAACCAGCCAGCGCTGCAGGGCTTCATTGACTCCTACCTCAAAGATAAAGGGTGGGACATAGAGCGCCGCCGTGCGCATTACATCAACATTCTGGACCTCATCAAATATTTGCACCGCAGCAATTCGCAATTTATCGACTGGGGAACAGTGCCGGCGCTTACGCCTCGGGGGATCCGCTGGATGAACGCCTGCCTCTCTCGCCTGGGTGAAATGGTTAACAGCTATGGCGGATGGAAAGGCTACATCACTGCTGTTGAGGAGGTGCAGACCAATGAAAAAGGTATCTGAACTGGCGATGTTCACTCTGTTTTTCTCCAGCCTTTCGGGGCTGGGGTTTGCCGCGGGTGTCTGCTGTTTCTTTGGTATTGCGCGATTACTGGCGAGGACTCTGGCATGAAAATCGATTATCAGGACTACGGATCCGTTGCAAACATTACGGTTACCAGCTCGGTATTCGAATTCCGCCGGCACAACCGGGCGATTGATGTAGCTCTGTTCCTGACACCGGGTATGACCAGCAATAGCAGCGGATTTTTCATCATGAAAACGGTATTGAGCGGTCAGACAAAGCACGCCCTCCGGGCCTACAAACATCTGCTGCGGGAGGCTAAGCGATGAGTATCAGCGAAAAACGGCTTAAAGCAATTGCCGGTGGTGAACCTTTCTTCCCGGGCGAGGTGGTAGCGATGGCTCTTGAGCTTCTGGCGAATTCTAAAGAAACATTGCAGCCGGAATATCCAGAAAAGCTCCCCTGCCCGGTCATTCTTGAACCCGGCTTCCGGTTTGGCAAAGGCGTCGGCACTCACCTGGTATTGCGGGCGCTTCAGAACCGCGCTGAACGTTACGCTGAACTGGATGCTATGGGGCCGGAGGCACGCGCAGAACATGATGCTGCTATTGCTGAACTTCGGGAAAAGCTGGGATTTAGTGCGCCAGTTAAGACGGCCATCAAAGTGAAGCTGCCAGGCCTTCCGCAGCTTGGCTCTGATGCTGAATGGTATTTGGGGTTTGCTGCCGGAGCCGGGAGTATGCGCGAAGCCTGCGCAGCCGTGATTATGGCTGCCGGCATTGAAGTGGAGGTGAAGTGATGCCTGTTAATCCCTTTATTGAATATTGGCGCCAGATGCCGCAGCGCGAGCCAGATCCGAAAACGGTTTGCAACTTCTGCAAGCAGGTTATCGCTGAAGACAAACTGATCTCCGGGCCCAGCGTAAACATCTGCACCGAATGCGTAGACCTTTGCAACGACATTATTGCCGATCGGCAGGATGAACACCGCAAAAAGACAGTTGAGGATATGGCAAAAACACTCTGTGAGCGCGACACGGCCCTGGTGGCTGAAAGAGCCATTGCGCTCGCCAGCAGCATTTTCGATGCAGGGTACCGCAAGGAGGAGCTCTGATGAATTACAGCAAATTATCAGATGGCGAAATTAGCTTACTGGTTGGACAGCGGCTCAAGCCGGGATACGAGGTGATTCTTCACCCCAACAATCCAAAGGGGGCGCAGCTTTTGTGGGAGACATTTGGCAGGAAGCATAGCTATGGATTTTTCCCTCTCGCTAGACCCGAGGACCTTTTCTCGGCAATGAAGAAATACCGGATAGGGATCGCGCCTGCCGGTAAAACGGTCTGGAAGGCAACGCACGAATCAGGGCTTCAGGTTAATCACAAGAACCCGCTACGAGCGGCAGCTATAGCCTTCCTGATGCTGCGGGATGCGATGGAGGCAAAGAGCGATGAACAGAGAATTTGAAATCTGGGTCCGGCTGCGCTACGGCGGCCGGTATGACCTGACGCGAGACGATCACGGCTACTATTGCCGGGAAGTGGTTAAGCGGATGTATGAGACGTGGTGCCACTGGCGTGGCCTGAAAGTGGTATGAGGTGAAGATGAATACGATGTTTTTGTTAATGGCCGAATACGGGTCGGCTACCGTGCCGCTCAGTCAGGTGTGCGAAAAGTATTTTGGGCTGAAGCCGGCAACAGCGGAAAAACGCGCTGCTATGGGTGAGCTCCCTATTCCAACCTTCCGCGCAGCAGAGAGCCAGAAAGCCCCGCGCATGATCCATATTCAGGACCTTGCGAACCACATCGATGCGCAGTTGAAAAAAGGCCGCGATCTGCTGGAACAGATGAAATGCGGTGGTCAGTGA